GTCCTCTTTCTCCTTCATCTGCAACTTTAATTTGATAGGGTTGAGTTTTCTTTACATCAACAAAATATTCAGTTCTATTAATTACTTCAGCTTTCCATACTTTACCATTTTTATCTATTCTAGTAAATACATCTCCGACTTCAATTATTGGACAATACTTAAATTCTTTCATTTTTATTTACCTTCCTTTTTATATTTACATTATAATTATATCATATTTTTTAAGAAATGTAAATTAAATTTGATATATTTTTTAAAAAAATTGCAAATTTTTTGCAATTTTATATAATTCCACCAAAATATTGTAATGCAGTTCGTATACAAGATACAAATCCATCTTTAGTTGTTGTATATTTTACTGTATCATTCTTGGATTTAGTAAACTTAAAATTTTCTATATCTGATTTAGTTAAAACACAATTTCTATCAATTAGTATTAAATTTTTAGAAAATGCCAAGTTTGTTTGAGCAACTGATTTATCAAAGTCCTCAAGAGAATATCTTTCAATTGTAACATTATTTTCATACATTCCTGTAAGTCCTGTGTTTTCTGAACAATCTATAAATAACGTATTGTCTGGAGCAAATCGTTTAAGTTTATTTATTCCATCATCGACTGATGCTTTAAACTTAATTTCTTTTTCTACCACCATTTTGGTTTCTTCTCCATATTTTACTCCAATCTGAAGAGCTTTCCATATGTCTCCTTCTTTATTAAAGAATATAACATTATATAAGTTTTCGTCTTTAAAGTCAATTAAATTATTTTCGTTAAATGCTCGTCCATAAACCATGTAACGTCTGTCCATAAATACAAATAATATCATCATGTCAAATCCATCAATAATATCATCATGTTCAACATGAGGAAATGCTAATAGTCTATTTTTTAAATTTTGCATAGACTCAGATAATTCCCATCGTTGAGTCAATTTGTTAAATTCAGTTCTTACTAATACTACATTTTTAGATTGCATGTATAATGATGCACTTGCTAATCTTTGAGATTTTGAGTCAGTCCCAGGATTAAACGCCTGCATTCCAGCAACTTCATCTTGTAATTGTTGAAGAATAGGAGAACCATTAGCTTTATCTTCAATTATTTGTATAATTCCAGGGTAGACATTATCTAAGTGTTTTACATATTCTACAGACTTCACAAATCCTAAGTGTTTTTCTAATGAGTCAACAACATATAAAGTTGCGTTATGTCTATATCCTAGCGCAGAACCTAAGAAGTCGTTTGTTTCTTTATCTTTAACTGGGAAGTCATGAGAAGCGTAAATCATATCTGCATTTTCTATTCCAGGAGTATCTGGTAAATCTTTTTCAATTATCATATTTTCTTTAATAATTGTCTGGTCACTGTTAACACTTTCTTGTAAGTATTGGGTCTGCCATACTAACTCACCTACTTGATTTCTCAATGACTCATAGTTTCCAAATCGTTCTGGCCATAAATAATCACCTTTTTTAAACAAATGGACTTTTCCTGATATAGGGAAAACTAAATACGTGTCTATTTTAAATTGAGCAGGAAGAACTACAAATATATATTCGTCACTTAATTTCTTATCACTCATTATATGTCCAGTTATATCATTTGGCGCTAATCTTTGTTGTATGTTTAATATAACATATTTGTTTGTGTTATTTACACGAGAAGGTAATGTGTTTTGAAAGAAAGACCAAGCACTGTTCATTTCTTCTCTATCTCTTCTAGCAGCTTCAGCATTAGTTAAGTCATCACAAACGCCAATATCAAATCCATAACCAGTAAGAGCATCTCTGCTTTGAGAATATAATTCTCCACCTCTGTTATCGATTAGCGAGTCACTTGTGTTAGTTACTAATTTTATTTCTGGAAAGAAAAACTTAAATTTTTCTGAGTTTATAACTGTTTGTCTTTTCTTATTCATTTGTCCAGCTAATCCTCGAGTATGAGAGATAGATGCCATTTTAGCAGGACAGTTAATCCATAACCAGCATCCTGCTAAAACGTTTAATACCATAGACTTCGAATGTCTTGGAGGAATATTTATGTTTCCGTTTCTTTTCTTTTGTCTAACGTCTATGATTGTCATATTATCATTTAGCTTAGGCAATTTTATTTTAGGTTCGTTTAAATTATACTCCAAAAAGTCTCTACATAAATATTGAAAAAATTCACAATAAAATTGAACTAACAATCCGTCTATATACTTTTGAGGATCAGCTTCATTCCAAAATTCTTTAACGAATTCATAAAAAGACTTCTTATATAATTCTCTATATAATAATCTTTCTAATTCAGATAAATTTTTAAAATCTTTCATTATTTAGAAAACATTCCAAGAGCTTCAGATAATAAAGACAATACTTCAGAACATTTTTCGTCTTCTTTACATTTTTTAATAACTAACAATAATGTTTCTTTTCTATTCTTTAGCGTGTTTAATTGTTCATTTAAGTTTTCTGTTTGAGATTTAGACTCAACTAAAAACGCATCAAAATATTTATCTTCGTTGTGGTTTTCAATTACATTGATAAGCTTAGCTTGTTGAGAGATAATCTTTTCAATGTTTTCTATTGATTTTTGCATAGCTTCTGCCATTTCTTCAAATTTGTATAAAACGTTTTCAGTTTTGTTTTCATTTTCATTAATCGTTGCTTCCATATTATTATTTCCTTTTAATATTTATATTATCAATGCCACCATCTCTAATTGCTTCAATAAGTTCTTTTCTAGTCATAATTAGAAACGAGTCATTTTTATAATTATATACCTTATATCTAGGTTTAGTTAAATCATCTTCATCAAGAATAGGCTGAGGAGTGCATCTACAATTTGGAAATTCTCCAGCATGTCCATACATGTTATCTAAGTGTGGTTTTGGTTGTTTCCAAAAAACGATGACTGTGTTCATTTGTCTATGAGATGGACGAGTTCGTCTGTCGTTAGACGACATCCATTCGTAAACCACTGAACCTAAACTTGTAGAACGATTTTCTAGAATTGTCGTTTGTAATTTTGCAGCTTCAGTTCTTGCTATTACTCCTGCACGTTTTACGCCATGCTTAGCAAGTTCTCTTTTAAAACTACCTCTAGAACGACTTCCTTTAACAACTTCGTCTATTAAGTCTTCAGTATATTTATGATTAACTATTTCTGTTAAATATTCAGGTATAGACTTAATCATTTTAAAATTTTCTTGAACAAGTAGTTTAAGTTGTTGAGTTTCAAACTCTTTGAAAGAATTAGGTAAAGCAATATGATGAGCAGCTCTAGCCGCTTGAAAGTATTTTCTCCAAAGACCTCGTTGATAGTTAAGTCCTTCTTTAGATAATTCTTCTGAAAATCTTTTACAGAAATTGTCATATTGTTCTGAACCACTAAAACTGACAATTTTTTCCATAACTTTATCAGAGTTACCTTCAACTAAATCTTTAATGCCATTTTGATTAAATACTTCTCTAAATACTTTTTCATATATTTTCTTTATTTTTCTTTCAATAGTTTTGTTCATTATTTTCCACTACTCCCTAATCCATTTTCTCCACGTTGAGTTTGTTCAAATTCATCTACAACTTCTATTCTTGCATTTAAAACTGAATATACAACTAAAGAACATAGTCTTTGTCCTTTTTCTATGTATTGAGTTTTATTTGAACAGTTTGTAACAATGAGGTGTATTTCCCCAGTATAATCTGGGTCAATAATCGCAGTTTGAATAAGTAAACCTTTATCTGCAATTGAACTCCTCGGCACAAGCATTCCAGCCCATCCCTCAGGTATTGCAACTCCTAATCCGAGTCCAATCGTTTTGGTTTCTAATGGTTCTAACACAAAATCTTCAGGAATAAATATATCTAATCCAACATCTGGTAAATGAGATTTTTGTGGTAGTTTAATATCATTTTTAAACAATTTTATTTTCATTTTAATAATCCTTTTAATTTTCTTGAATTTAATTTAAAATAATTTTCGCCATACTCAATTGCGTTTTTAAATTGAGGATATTTAGAAATTATATAGTTTGCTTCTTTTAAAAATCTATTTGTATTTTCAAATCTATATGAAAGTCCATCTCCAGTAGTGCCACCTTGCAATGTGTTATGAATACATAATTTTTTAAGTCGTCCAATAGTATATTTATGTATAAGCAATTCTAATGTAAATTCTGTGTCTTCGCTTTCAGATAATGGATTATATTTTACATCACAATTTTTATATTCGTTTAAATTAAAAATTGAATTGTTACATATACATTTATATTCTTCTATATCTTTTTTAGATGGGTCAGAAGAAATATTGTAACTTGCAGTTAATGCCAAATATTTTTTGTTTTTTATCATTAACTTTAACATGTATACTATTGAGTCCTCGATTGTGATTTCTTTTGTAATTTTAGAAGGATAATCAACTAACTCCATAAACTCAATATCATCGTCTAACATGATGCAGTATTCGTATCCTTCTTCAATTGATGTGTCTAAAACTAATTGTCGTTTTTTAGATAAATTTGCTGTATCAAATTCAGTAATTTGTCTTACATGTTCTCCATAATTTTTAATATACTCATTGATAAACGGGTCAAAAGAATAAACAAATACTTGCCAGTTTAAACGATATTTCATCAACAAATTACAAGTATTATTGTTAGGTCGTTTATAACTTACTACTTTTATAACATATTCTTTCATATATTACTCCTTACATTTTTCCTAATTTTACTAATACAACAG